GGGGGGGGGGGGGCGGGCCCTAATCAGGGCGTGTTTTCTCCTTCAATCAAGGTCACGAGCTCTTCGTATTCGTCTTTTGTTATGCGATCCCGAAGAAAGAAAAGATCGAGCTTTTCCAGCATATCTGAAGCAACAAACATCTTTTTTTCAATCACCATTTTGCAGAAATCATAAGTCATATAATACCTCCTTGAGTTTCAAGCAGAACTAATCTGAATTCCAGATCGATTACATAATTCGCCACTTTTAAATCTTCCCACTCCTGGCGAGAATACTGTTTCTCATCGTATTTGTAGCCAGAAACGACATTGCCGAAAGAATCTTCTTTTTCAAACGACTCAACATTTTCTCGGACATAAACCGTGGTAGGACTACTGGTTTCATCAATCTCCTGCGGCATTTCGCCGGACTCAGAGCGCACAATTTTCATGATTTTTCTCCTGGTTGCATTTTTTACTGGCGACAGATACCGCTTTTTTCGCCTGTTTTATACTTACAAAAGGCTTAATTCTCGAATTAAAAAGCCCATTGCTATCACTATGTTTTATCCAGCCCATATAGCTCAATATGGACCCGGATTCGTGCGGATTTGGGGCGTGTTTCTTCGATGCTGTTCGGGCACACCTGCAAATTCTAAGCATGAGACTCCTGCGCAGCGTGGTCTTCTCTCTATAAAAACGAAAGCCCATAAAGTCAATAGGCCGACTATCAAGCCTAAAAACCTGCCAGTTGCTCTTCAATTGCAGACCGATTTTTAATAAAAAACCAGAAACCTTCCGAACCGCTTTATGCAATTCTTTCTTGTTGCGAGAAAACAAGACCAAATCATCCATATATCGCAAATAATATTTAATACCAAGCTGCTGCTTAATGTAGTTGTCAAGAGGCTGTAACAGGTGATTTGCAAACCACTGACTAGTTAAAAAGCCAATAGGCAAACCAATCTTTTCCCCCGACTCAATCCTGCAGTGCCAGTGACCGACAATCTTTTCCGTGAGCCAGAGCAAATCCTTATCCTTAAATGTGTTGTAAAGTCGATTTAATACATATTTATGAGGTATTGACGGATAAAACTTTGAGACGTCAAGCTTGGCCACATACTTTGTATTTTTTCGATCTTTGCTGATCCAGCGTTCAACAAACTTTTTCGCATAATGAACGCCCCTGTCGGGCATTGAACCGCAAGAAAGAGCATAGGCGGGCCTGACAATATGATCCTGAATCTGTAGAATCAGGCACCAATGAATAATCTGGTCCGGGAAAAAGTTTATAGTTGTGATTTTTCTTTCCTTCTGCCGAGCACCTTCAAGAACAGTTCTCTCGCGAACTCGGCAAGGCTGATAAACCTTGTTTTTAAGCAAATTGTAAATCTTGTCGACATGAGCCGGGACGTCGGCAAGCACCCGCTGAACCGAATGCCGCTTCAGCTTGCCTTTTGCAGCACGCTTTATCGCAGCTTCAATGTTTTCTTTACTGATCAATTTTTGATAGATATTTCCGATTCTTTTCATGTTTCTTATAGCCTACAGGCCGTTCGAGAATTAACCTACTAGGCCCGCCTGTTTCAGCGAATTTTCACCAAGCGGTGAGGATTTTTACGTCTGATTCGATAAGAACCATCATCTATAAGAAAGGAGAGCCGCGCCCCAATGTTGCTGTTGGCATTCGACAGGGGATTGTTGAGATTCACGGTGAAGGCCCCACAAAGCGCCGCATTGTTGCGATTGCCGCTCACGAGCGCGAAAGCCGACGTAAAAGCCCTAAGTAACGATTAAATTTTAAAAGAGCTCAGAGACTGGGGCTTGTGCAGCCCCAGACCCCGCAAAAACACAGTTATTCAAGAAAGGAGAGCCGCGCCCCAAAGTAGCTGTGGGCATACGACAGGGGATTGTTGAGAGTCACGGTGAAGGCCCCACAAAGCGCCGCATTGTAGCGAATGCCGCTCACGAGCGCGAAATGACAATCGCCGGGGCTCGCCGGTAATGCCCACCAAAAGCCGTCTGAGAAATACGTGGTCGAACTGCCAGAAGCAACTGAAGGGGTGAGAAGATTGTTTGCGGCAACCATTTGGCTAGAGTATCCGCCCGAAGAGCCAGCCGGAGTAATGCCCGTATCAGTGTAGCCCGAAGCTGTATCATTGTAGCTCGGCGTGTTTTTCACATAAATTTTGCCGGTGCCGGAGTCGTTGCGGTAGAGCAGTCCGCCACATCTCATCCAGTAATTGCCCCACATGTTTTCGACGTAAAATGATTTTACCGCGTTTGTTTCGTTGTTGTAGCCAGCAAACGGGCCTTCGGCTTTCAAGGCGCCCGGATTGATATAAGCGCCGGAATTTGAATTTCCCTGCCCAAAAACCGCCTGAGTCGCCAGCGACTTGCCGAGCAATACATGCAGCAGCGCCAGCAGATTGTGCAGAGAATAGTATGTGATATACCAGCCAGCGCCGTTGTTGTCAGCGTAGTCTATTTCAGTTGATCCCGTCTGCGAGGCCATCACCACGCCAGTAGCGAGAGACCGGAGTTTGCTGCTGACGTTTGAGCCTTCAAACATCGAGTAATAGGCTTCTGATTGAATGGTGCCAGCTGCGTTGGTGAACGCATCGGCACGATAATCTTCGTCGTATTTGATATTGGAAAATTCGACGTAGATGTAACTGGCATCAGAGCTGATTTTTGTCCAGATTCGGCGGCACTCAACCATTGCATTGCCGTCATAGGCAGTATTGGCGATATCGGAAGCCGTCACACCATCGAGCTTTTTGGTCTGGTCATCATGATGCAGCTCGTAATCAACATCGCCATTACTTTTAAGCATAACCGGGCGAAAGAAGGCATCAAAGAACGGTTTCCAGCTACCCCAGCTGAACGCGCCCTTGCCGGTGCCGCCATCCCACGCCATACTGACCGGAGTTGCCCCTACCGCGTCATGCAGATATGATACGCAGGTTTCGGGGTTACTGTCAGACAAACTGATCTTGAAGCCCCAGCGCTTTACCAGCGCCCCGCGAATAATGTCGGCATATTCATCGAAGTCGACTGAATCCATATTTTGATGAATCGACAGCGCGTCTTTTATATCGTTTTTGATATTCAGGTTTTTCTGCAAAAGTTCTTGAAAAGTTGTCATCTTTCAATAGCCTCCCCTGGCTTTGGCGACTTTTGCTGCTGCGGTTGTGACAGCGTGCCAACCAGTGAATTAATCAGCTGAGCAACCTGGTCAGGTCTGATTACGTAGCGGCCTTTCACGTCAAGAACCATTTCTTCGGGCTCTTTGTCTTTTTCAGCAGTTTCGAGAGTTTTAACCAGGTCGACCTGGCCAACTTCAAGAACCACCTCATTGTTTCCGGCAAAAACCCGGAAACTGTTCACATACTGCGGCCTGACGGCTGCGCCGTCGCGTTCCTTAATTTTCATGCATAACCTCCTCAGTTTTTCTACCAAAATATTGATTTGATTTTTTCGTAAACTATTCGCCAAATCGATGCCCGATACACTTCAAAAGCACAATTCGGCCAGCCCTTCAAAAAGTAATCTTTCAGTCGCCCAGGCGATATAACTCTTGCCGCCGCACTATCACCCCACAAAAGACGATGGTCACCAGCAGGGTTTTTGCCGTCCCAGACAACCCAGTGCTGAGAAAAGACGGGGTCTTTAGGGTTGTGAAGCAAAACAATGGTTTTACCAGGATCACAATCACCGGCAAGCAGATCAGCGAGAGTCAGATTTCTTTTCCAGTATCCAAGCGCCAGCAGGGCCCGATATAAATTCCAGGGATTGGAAAAAATTGGCGATTCCATCGGGCCGACAAGATCGACGTGCCCGGTTGCCTGGGCTGCCTGGTTGTAAGACACCTCGCAAGCAGTGCCTATTACCGCATTGTGACAGTCTCTTTTTTCTTCCATCAAGACTATGTTTCTCATTTTCTACCTCGCAACCTCTGCATAATTTCTTCCCTATGATGCCTGATTTGTTCTCGAACTTCCGGGCTCATGGCTTCTGCCAGCCTGATATATTCGCGCTCTTCGTCGGTTAGCTTCACCGGCTCGGGCTTTTGCCGCCTCTGCTTCTTTGGCAGCTTCAGCGCTTGCCTCAGCTCGTCGTTTTCGGCTTTTAGATCATCAAACATTTCAGCCAACTCCTGAATTGAACGCAAAGCAACGCCAATGGGGTCGGAAAGATTAATGGAATCATCGGCCAAACCATGGGCACCGAAAAGCCGGTTAAAAGCACCGGCCATTGGGCCAAAACAGTTCCTTGGCCGCCGATTTTGTTTCCTCTCAGATTTCAATCGAAGCGGCACGATGTTTTTCTCTCGCAACGTTTTTTCAACAATTAGTTCGTAATCAATTGCTGTAATTTTTTCATCGTCGTATTCCCACTCCAACACGTCGAGCTCTCTAAGTCGATCGAGAGCAGTGAAAGCATTGATATTGCTTTTGACGCGCTCGTCAGATATATCTACGCAATCACCTCGAATAATTCCATTTGTGTCTATTGAATAATTACTAGACGATTCCGCAACGATTTTAATGTGAGCCTTGTCAGTGCTTGAGCCGTCGTAATAACCGCTTGCGGCGATGCGAACCTGGCTATTTAGTGCTGGGCCGAATGTATAGGATATTAAATTAATTCCAGCAGAACCCATATCAAACATATTTACAGGGGAGTCTAATGCCTCTGACAAAATTGCGATCGCTGAATTTTTACCGGCGATCTCTTCTAAATCGATACCAAAAAGGCCGGAATCTACAATCCCTATGCCGCCGATAGATCCATCGTCGGCAACAATACTGCCCTTCAATATCAAGGTTGACCCATCCCAGCTAAGTGCTGGGTCAGAGCTGCCACCCATTTTAATGACGCCGTCAGAAAGATTGAAAAAGCTGCCTGCTGTTGTTGAGTAGTTGGCGCTTTTTATTGCGTCTGTCGCGAGCTTGGCGGTTGTTATCGCACCATCATGCACTGTAATATCACCGACAACGGTCAGAACGCCCCGAGCCGCGTCCCATGACATGCCGTGCGTGCCATCGCCGATTAACGCAAAGTTTCCGGCGTTATCCATGTAAGTTTTCCAGCCGCCGTTGTAGAAGCCCATATAGTCAGAGCCCATAAACAACCCTGCGCCGTCCGGGCTTGCAGCAGCAGCAGGAACAACGGCGGTAATCAAACGATTGTTTTTGTCTAGCGTGCTATCAACGCGCAAAGCAACGTCACCGGCTGCGGCCTGTGCCAGATCAGCGATGCGTTTTGATTTTGCCGCGATAGCGTTTAAAAGCGCCGTTCTGGCATCATAGTAAGCTTTCCAGGTGCTTCTGAATGTTGAGCCGGTGATATTGGTGGTTGTGCTCAGGTTTCCGTCAGCTATCCACGACGGCACACCAGACGACCATGCTGAACCGGCATTAAGATAATCGGCAAGCGCCTGAAAAGCCTCAATGTAGTCGGTATTCAGCGCCAGAACATCGGCGACCGGCGGCACTGTAATAGGCTCATCGAAAAGAACGAGCTGCATGGTCGTGAAATATTCGGATTCTTCAGCCACAAATTCATCGTAAGTCTGGGCCGGGAAAGTCGGCGCGGCATTAGATTCATCAAGAATATCGTTAATTCTCGACCAGCAGTCAGACCAATAAGCATTTTTAGCCGATTCGCCGTAGCTAGATTCATCGATTCCCGGAGTGTATCCGGCGATATTCATTGCATTCTGACTGATTTCGACCTGTTCAGCTGCGATAATATCCCATTCCTGCCTGGCTGCATGTTTTTCAGACGGTGTGAATTTATTGTCTGCAGCAATATCGGAGAGTAGGCTGTTTGCCGTGGCTGCAGACGATGCAGCGCCGTCGGCGGTTGATTGAGCGGTCGCCGCATTTGCAAGAGCATTAGAGGCGTTATCTCGCACGGTTGCGGCGGCGGTGCCCGCCACATTGTTTGTGTCTGCCGATGTGTGAGAGCCGGTAACGTCTGCGCCCGCCTCAATTCCAGAAAGCTTGCTGCCCTCGTCAGAGTTGATCCCAGATAGGGCGGTCGGCTTATCGGTCAGGTTGCCGTAGCCAGAGCCGCCAAGAATGGTTATATTCCCCGCAATGGCCAAAGTTGAGCCGTTCCAGGTCAAGCCATGCGTGCCAGAGCCGACAAGGCCAAAATTGCCGGAATTATCCATGTAGGTTTTCCAGCCACCGTTGTAGAAGCCGAGCTTGTCAGAGCCGAGAAACAAGCCAGCCCCTGCCGGTGTGCCGATTGCCGCGCCTGGTATGACCTTGGTAATCAAAGAGTTGTTTGAATCAAGACCGCTATATGCCCGAGCTGCGCCGGTCTTTTCGTTTTGTGTAGTGCGCTTGTAGGTTGAGCCGTCGCTGATTCCGTCCAGATCATCAGCCCCAGCAGCCGCACCGGCGTCGGTCACATAACTAAGATCGATATCATTCAGAGTCGCAAGAGCTCCGGCATCAGCAAAGTTACCAAGGCCGCTGCCTGCAACGATGCTAATATTCCCCGCAATGGTCAGCTCGCCGGTATCAGCGCGATAAATGATATGGTGACCAGCGAGCGACCCGGCAGCAAACCCGAAACAGCGATGATTGACCGCTCCCCAGCCTTCAAGATTACCCAGACGAATCCAGGGCGTTGTGCCGTTCCAGGGTTCGCCATCATGAGTATAAATGTCGAGCAACGGCGACTGGCCATCGAGCAAAATACCGCCTGCACCGATGCCGCCATAATTAACTACTGTCTGACCTGGCGTCACATCAAAAATCTCGCCAGACTTACCAATCAGATCAAGAAAGCTGCCCGTCTCATCGCTACCAAGCGACTCGATCTCGGCCCAGTAATCATTGCTGACTCCGTCTTTCAGACGCAAAATATCACCGGCTGAAAAATCAGAAGTGTCGTCAAGGTAAATTCTGGTGTCGTTTTCAGCGATAGCAGGCTCGAATTCGGGCGGATCATCGATCACGACCGATTGAAGGTCAAAATATTCCTCTTCGGCAGCGAGATACTGAGAAAAAGTCATCGAGGCAAAGCTGGGCGTGACATTAGATTCGTCAAGAATGTCATTCAGAGCATCCCAGCAGTCGGAGAAATAGCTGTCTTTCGCTGCATCGTTATAGTCAGCTTCAGCGATTGCTCCGAAAAAAACCGAATAACCCAGGGCGGTCGCAATATCGCGATAAAAACCGGCCTCATTGTCGTAATAATCGTCATAATCGCTAAATTCAAAAGTCGGCGCTGAATCCGAAGAATCAACCAGGCCGGCAAGCTGCAACCACCGAGCTGCAAGCGCGGTATTGGCCTTTTCTTCGAGAAATGCGTCGTAATCATAAGCAGCGACCAGACCAGAAGGCCTGACCATGAATTCGCCGCCGATCACGCTGACTTCGTCTTTTTCAAAAACCACGGTTTTAACCGCGCCACGAGCCCAAACATCGAGCAGCTCGGCGCGTCCAAGCTTGTCCAACTTCCAGCCGCGATGGCCCGAAACAAAATCAACAGTCTGGATCGAACCGGCGGAATCGAGCCTAATATTCTCGGATTGCAAATAGCCCGGAAAAATCTGCCAGCTGCCGATATAACCGGCCCCGGCGGTAAGAGTCCCATCAAAAACCGGGTCTCCGGTTTTGGGTATCCAGACCCGGCGAACGCCGCCCTGCCACATCGCTATTCCGTCGCGATTGAAGCGAACCCCATCAACACCGGCTCCAACATTCGGGTCGGTGCCGAAATCTTTGCCGGTAATCTGATCAGCAGTAATATCTTTGTTGCCGACCTGGCTTGCCGAAACCGCCGTTGTCCAGGAGCTCCATTCAGAGTATTTTTTCGACCGAGACTTCGACCTGACGCGGTATTGAAAAGACTCTTCATAATCGGCCAGAACGGTTGCGGAGCCATCAGCGTAAACCAGGCCGCGATAGTCAGATATAACATCAGCCAAGTCGAGACCACTTGAGTTGCGGCGCTGAATCTGAAAGCCGGTCAGTGCGGTAAAATCAGAAATAGTAAGAGTTACAATGATGCAGCCCATGCCACTCTGAGTTGATATGCCGGGCGTTGGCGGCAGATCATTGTGGCTTGCCGCAGTGATTGACTCCGAAATCGGCGCAGAAGTTTTGGTTTGATTAAAAAGCGTGACCCTAACAGTGTAGAGCTGACCAGCTTTGACCGGCGAAATCTTGAAAGTATTGCCTTTTACCGCGATGTCGTTCCAGGTCGAGGGGTCAGCACCCTCGCCCCAGGCGATTGCCGCACCAATGTATTTGCCAGCCGGTATTTCAAAAGCTCCGGCTATATAGGGTATGGCGCTGCCGTCGCCAGATGAGTCATAATCAACGCCCGAGGTCAGATCGAGGCCGCTGGGCTCGCCAGGCGCGTAGGCTGAAACGATAGGCAGGTCATCAGACCAGGCAACATCAGAACCGGCAGAAGACGAAGAAAAGACCGATGAATCATAACGTTCAGCCCGAATTATATGAAGCCGGTCGCCGATATCGAGATTGTAAATGCTCCAGTCGCCGGAAAGGCTTTCTTCAGCAACGTCGAGAGTGATTACCGCGCCCTTAACAACTTCATCGGGTAAGATCCTGGTCTGAAACTCTACGGTCTCAGCGCCAATTATCGACTTCTTGCAGGTATAATCAAGTATCGCCTGAGCCGAAGCCCGGTCGCGAAGCAGATAAGACTGGCCTTCGAATTCCTGTTCACCCAGGGCGGCAATGCTGATTTCGTCCCTGAACGTGACCGACTGCATGAACTTGCTTGTAATAGGGTTATAATCGAAGTGTAAAGTGCCTTTATTGAAAACAATGCCGGTATAATCTTCACGGCCAGAACCAAGCACTTTAATCTCGCTGCTGTCGTAAGTTTTAACGCTGCTAGAAGCCGCATTAACAAACAGACTGCGCTTTGAATCTGCGCCTATCCAGTAGCGCCCGCGAATTGCCAGGCAAATTTGATTTATCCAGCTCATAGCCGGTTGCCTGAAGTAGAAAACGCCGTCCATCTTCAGGCCTGCAGTGTCGATTTTCGCGATTGATTCGCTGATTGAATCAAGATCGATGTCACTATCTGAAAGCCCTATGCCCCAGCCACCCTCAGCCGGAGTCTTGAGCAGCCAGTATAAAAATCTGGCTCCATTGCGGCATTCTTCGATCGTATGCGTGCCAAGCTTGACGCCGACAACTTCAGCGCCAATATCGACATAACTGCCGTCATCGTTCTTGCGCTTATCCGGGTCGGTGATCTGCACGTAAGCAATGCCGGGGTAGCTTGCCTGGCCTGCGGTTCCGGCATAGGTCGCATAGCCTGCGGCAGCGGCCTCGGCAATCGGTATAGTAACGTCACCGGCCCGCACACTGACAAACTGGTGCAGCTCACCGACCGAAATGACGTAAATTCCTTCGTTTTTATTAACGAGAATGCCGCGCAGAGCTATCGGGTTGGCCACATTGCCGCCGATCGGCAGCGGCAGGGTCACATTCAATGCCGATACATGGAAATTCTCATCGACAGTCACTACCCGCGCAATCTCGTCGGGCAGCTGTATGCTCAGCTCAGGCGCTGACTTTTCAGTGGCACGAATCTGCAAAACCCCGTCAACCATTTTCTGGGCTGTGATTTTGCCTGACCAGACTCGACCCACGTCGGTGGTGACTATAATATTTTGTGCCCACAGATTGGTTGCCCTGGGAATAAACCCGTCATAATTAGCAATGTTAAAACTCAGGCTCAGCGGCATGGTGCCGTATTCAGAAAATGCCTGGTTAAGTCTAACCTCATTCAGCAGTCGGCCCTCATAGGTGCCCTCAGCCAGCACCGCCACGGTTTTGGTGGCGATTAACCAGGTATTTGCACCGGCCTGAATTTTTATCTTCATACACGCTGCCTCAGCTTGAATGACAGGTCGCAGTCTTTAACATTTCTGATTTTCAACGATTTGGCGGTCGGGGCGCAGACAAGCCACGAATCGGCGACCGAACCGAGATCAGAAGCCCATACGGCATAAGACCAGCCTTTCAGCGGCGCGGCGTCGATTTCAGATTTGTCGGCATGAACCATGGAGGCTGTAAAAATGTGCCTGGCCACGCCGTAAATATTCTGATCGTAGTTGCCGCCGGTTGACTTGAATTCGTCAGTTTCTTCCTCGATATCAGAGCCCCAGTCGCCGATTATTATTGATTCGGGCTCACCGATAATGATATTGCCGAGCCACGGATAAGCACCGCCGTCGAGCAAAGACTGAACGGGAATAACAATGCGAACATAGCGATAATCAGCTGCAGCAACATCAAAAAAGCCTTTCACCACACCGGCACCATCTTCGGCCATGGTCGCTGACACCGAAACCGGCGGCGAAGCCCATGAATCTGAAGAATTCGCCTCGATAGTTGCCGAAAGGAAGTTGGCATTGTTGAGCCAGACAGCGTTTATCGGCTTCGCGCTACCGAAGTCGATCAGAATAGTGATTTGCGCGGCAAAAGACGATGCTATCCAGAGTTTGTTCGGGTCGTAATCAAGTAGATTTTCTACCGGAAACAGCTCGAATTCACTGCTTGCGTTGATTGTGTCGATGACACTCATTTTAAGATCACTGATCAGTCTCATCTTTTACCCCACAGTGCCTGAGCGTCGGCCAGCTCTTTGCTTTTCTTCAATATCGCCGTAACTTCAGGGTCATCTGCAAATCTGGTCATCAGCTCTGCCAGCGCCGAAGAAACATCACCGCCCTGGATAATCAGCACATTACCGTCGCGCCGCGAAAGCTCGCCAAGAATAGAAAGCGACGATTCAATGTTTTCGCGGCTCTGCTGAGCCATCAGGCGCTTTTCTTCCTCTTCGGCGGCTGCTTTTTTCTGCAGCTTCTCAATCTCGATTTTGTGATAGTTCTGAATTGCGCCTTCAAGCAGCTGCAGGGCTGCGGCGCGCTCTTCATAGGTTTTAGTCTCATCTTCAAAGATTTTGCGCTGACGCTCGACTATTTCTTTGTGAGCTTCAGCCTGGCGGTCGAGATAGTCCAGGTAGGTTGTCTGATACAGGTCTTCATCGGTAATCTTGAGCTTTTCAAGATCAAACTGGTTCTGTGCCGCCTGCTCAACCATATCGACCAGATAATTCGGTATTTCACGATCGAGAAAAGATGTCTGCAGATCGGCAAAGGCGCCGTAAAGCTCAGATGTGCTAAGATCAGAAACGTTTATACCAGACGACCATGCGCCCCAATCGGGCGGCATTTCAGGCATAGAGCCGTCGGGTGATTTGATATTCACTCTTATGCCACTGCTTTGAGCCATTTTCAGCGGAATAGTATCAAGCCAGGGCGCATAACTGGCAAAACCTTCAGAGATAATGCTGGTGCGTTCTGCGGTCGCTGAGCCAAGCTGACGCACAAGTTCTTCGGTGGTGACTACCAGGTCATGAATCTGGTCGCCCAGGTCAGTAGAAAACTTGGCGCCGTCGCTCCAGGCGAGACCCTGCTGCTTGTTAAAGTTCTGCGCCGAATCAGCCGCGCTTTGATAAGCAAGAGTCTGCTGCTGAAGAGCAGCGAAATCTTTGCCGCTTGCAACAAGAATTTCAATCGAGCGCTCAACCTCGCGGTTATATGCCTCTGCATTTTCAATAGATTTTTCAAGCTCTGCCAGAGCTGCGGTAGCACCGCTGTTGATAAGCTCGTAAGTGCGGGTGCGATCAGAAAAAATACCATCGCCCGAATCGTTCCACTTGTAGCCGACCGATGTTCCCCAGATTTGCGACCTGGCATCGGCCAGGGCAACTTTCATCATTTCACCAGCCGAGTCGCTCAAATAGGGTAAAAGCCCGGCGCTGAACGTTTCGAGCCAAGTGTTTGAAAGATTGGTTTTCAAGTCGGCAGATTGCTGAATCGCCTCTTTGCCGTGCTCTTCGCGGCCACCGAAAAAGCGACCGGAACGGGTTAAAAGCTGAGTTGCGGCGCTGACGCCGAGATTAATGCCGAGATTGCCCCAGTTTACGCCACCACCGTCACCTATGACCGGAAACTTATTCGACATAGACTTTGAAAGCACGCTCGAAAGCATCTGGCCGAGAGTCTGAGAGAAGTTAGAGAAATCTGCATTGGCAAAGCCGGTTGAGACTGCTTCGGCAATGGTTTTCGATAAACTTTCTTTTTCTTTCTTGCTGACATCGATAAACTTCAACGAATAGTCGGTTGTCAGCAGACCACCAAAGCTTCCTATACCAAGGTTTGTAAAAACATTTGCCATGCCTGCAGTAGCAGAAGCCGCATAATTCTGATTGCTTAAATCAAAAGCATTGAGGCTGCTCGCAGCTTTTGAAAGGTCAAAGCTGGAAAAATCTTTTAAGGTGGCAAGAACACCGTCAAGGGCTTCCTTGTTGCCAGCAAGCTGCGCAACCTCAGCATTAAACTCTTTTAGTTGCGGAGGTATATCTTTAAAGCTCTCGTAAAGCTCTGTAACCGTAGAATTGTCAGTCTTGTCGAAAAACGAATACAAATCAGAATTTGCCTGCTTAAAGCCTGCGGCTGCGGCAGTCGCCGTCATAAAAGCCGTTCTTGCCTGCTCAATAGAGTCAATGGCTTTTCCTGTGAAACCTTCGGTTAGATTTTTGGATATCTTTTCTATTTTTTGAGCAAGTTTCTGAGCCTGCTTTTCTGCTTCATTTGCAGCTTTGGTGCCAGATTTTAATTTACCACCAAGCAGGCCCAGTCCGGTCGACGCATCATCCAAAATATCCATACCATCGTCAAGCGTGTCCAATAGCTTGCCAATGCCAAAATCGTCTTCATCTTCTGCGACTTCTAATTGTCCCTTTAAACTCTCAATATCAGCCTTGATTTTATTAATCTGAGCTTTTTTTGCCGTCAATGCAGCCATTTCTTCTATTTCACGACCAGACGCTTGATAATTCAGGGAACCGATATCATCTCGACCTTGTATTTGCTGCTTATAAACAAACTGACTTTCTTTTTTCAGTCTTTCTTGAGAGCGCTTAATGACCTCATCAAGCCTCTTATCTATTTCATCAAGACTGCCTATTGCAGCGAGCTCTGCTTCTTTAAAGCTAATCCGCAGTGCAAGAGACAGTTCTTTGCCTTTGCCAGGCATTTTTGATAGCAAATCAAGTTGTTTGTCTGTGTATTTATTCCATTCTTCAGTTTCATCAGAAACCTGCTTGAGATAAATGCCGACACCCACCAGCGTAGTAGCAACCACAACATAAGGGTTTGCGCTCATGGCGACATTCAAGGCAAGCTGAGCCTTGGTCAGCCACTCGACTTTTAATGCCAGAGAGCCGATGTCGGCTGCGAGATTCAGAATTTTCCAGGTGGCAAAAGTGCCGACAACAAGCTCGGTTGTGTCGATCAGAGTCGAAAAACTGGTGTTTAGGCCATTATTTTTGGTTATAAATTTATCAGTTTCGCTGATTGCATTCGTTAGCCAGGTCACTTCTGGCTCAAGAACATCGAAGACAAACTCGCCGCCGGTGGCCTTCAGATTAGTAAAAGAGGCTGACAATTTGCGCATTTTGTCGGCCTTCGACAAAACCACATCGCCCATCTCTTCAAGCTGCTTGTTGCCAGCCTCCAAGGTCATTTCAAAAAGCTTAGAAACCTTTTCAGCATCCGACATTCCTTCTGTAAGCTTTTCGAAGCCCGCCGGAATACGAATGCCAAGATTATCAAGAATTAGCGGCGAGGCTCGACCGACGCCAGTAACAATGTCTTCAAAAGCCTGCTGGGTGGTCATACCAAAAAGCCGGGCCTTGTTTCTGGCAATCTCAAGCAAATTTGCCATTTTATCGGCATCTTTGGTGACACCAAGAGACATAGCCTTACTGGCGGTCGTAATCAAACCCATTCTCGTTATTGTGCCGTCGCTGGCGGTATTCAGTTTTTCGAGAATTGTTTTGCCGCTTACGCCGACACTGTCGGCATAAGATTCAAAGGCGTTTTCAGCCTCTTCGAGATTTACGCCCTGCTCCGCCAAGTCCCAGCCGGCAGCAAGATAGCGCTGAGTTTTTTCCAGGATTTCGAGAGACTGATTAAGACCCATTGTGTAATCTGACCAGTTGTCGCGCAAAGACCTGATGCGCTCACCCAGGGCCATAGACGCATTACCTAAAAGATCAAATTCGCGACTGGCCTTCTTAACATTTCCGCCCGCCTGGCTTGATGACGAAGAAAGCGACCTAAGTTGAGCTTCAAGACCTTTGACGCGCACATTGGCTTTTTCCAGATCACCCTGAACCCTTTTCAGATCGTTTCCCAGCTGTTTTTTCTCTTTACCGAGAGTTGCGGTCTGGCCTTTAAGAGCCTGCACGCTATCTTCCAGCGCACCGGTTTTGGTTGTCAGTTTTTGCGACTCAGACTGAACGCCCTTGAATTCTTTGCGCAGGTTGTCGAGTTCTTTCTGCGCCTCTTTCAGAGCTTTTACGAGTTCGTCGTTTGATTTTTCGACGGCGTCGAGGCCGTCGACGGCTTCTGAGCCGTCGGCGCTGATTTTGATTCTTACTTCGTTGTCATTTACGCTCATCTGTGCTTGCCTCGAAACAGATTTTGCTTTCTGCGTTCAGCCGCGCTGGACTTCTTTTTTTCGGTGCTGCCATAAAAAAAGGCCTTCACCGATTCATCAACCAGGGGAATTTTTGCCAGGCTGTGGTTTGCGACCAGGTAGGCCATTAAATCCATTTCAAGCACCTGCTCTATCGCAAAGCCGTAGCCGCGACAAATCTGCAAAACCGACTCCCAGCGTTTTATTGCCAGGGGCCGGTCATCTTTGTCGGTTATGCTCCTCGAACCATCCGTGGCTGAGGAGCGAGAAGAGGGTCTAATATCTGATCGAGCTCGGGGTTTCTGATCTTTTTATCAACCCAGGTCTGAGCAACTATGTGCATCATGTCAAGCTCTTCGGCGAAAATCTCTTCGACCTGGTCGCGGGTGTAGCTCGGTTCAACTTTCGGGTTCATGGCGATTACCAGAACGTCAAGTGACGATTCAATGCGCTTTTGCATTGCCACTTTCGAGGCTTCGGCGCCATTGGTCGCTTCTTTCATTTTCGCACCAGCAACCGCTACCGCATTGACCTGGGCGTCGAGAAAATCCTGGTATTCCTGGAACTGCTTCAAAGTCAGCTTCAATTCCACCGGCTTTTCATCGACTTCGATAAAAAGTCGGTTGCCTGGTGAACGATAAAAAGATGCTCCGCCTTTACTGGTGAGTTTCATTTGAGAGTCCTTTCTTTAAGAAGCCAGGGGCTGAAAACAGCCCCTGACATCGGAGGTTTGGCATGGCGTGCCAAAATTTACCTAATTAACAGAAAAAGAATTCGATGTTGTCGTTCTTCAGCGGGCTGGGGCGACACTGACCGGTCAGACCATTTACCAGAACCATGTTTTTATCCTGCTGGCCCATGTCATCAATAACGGCACGGCGAAGCAGAACGAAACACATTCTTCCAGCAGTGCTGCCGATTCTGAAGGTGATCGGAAATTCACGACTGTTTCTCAGTCGATCCCAGAATGCAAATTCAGCTTCGGTTTTCGCTTCGGGGTCGATTGCAAAAGCGTTGTCGCGCTCGGTCGATTTATAGCTGTGAATGCCACCGACTCCGTTCACATCAGGGCGCAGAACGATATCGTTATTGGTTGACACCTGGATCTGTTCGACGAGCAGAGTTTTGTCGCCATCGACACGCAGATCAGCCTGCTGAACAATCGGCGGCACCACGCCAGAAAACGTGTGCGACGGCAAAGAAGCGTCAGCGATGCTATTGAGAACCGACTGAAAAGTAAAGTTCAAAGAGGCAATTTTACCGGCTTCTGCGGTCAGGTCGAAATTACCGACCGAT